GCCAATAGGGTGACAAACTGTAGACTTGTGTACATATTGTAAATATGGTGTTGCCTTATTTGTAATTATGGTAATACCTGTGTACACCTAACTCACTGTTACATATAGTAATTTTTATAAAATATGTAATTAATGTAAACTGGAAATGGAGATATTGTTATGCCAATGGGTAAAGGTACATACGGAACTAAGGTCGGAAGACCACCAAAGAAAAAGAAAGCTATCAAAAGAAAGCCTAAGAAGTAATGGCTAGGACAGACGAAGCCAAGTGGAAGCGTATTGTAGCCGCTGTAAAAGCAGGTTCAAAAGGCGGTAAAGCAGGACAATGGAGCGCAAGGAAAGCGCAACTTGCGACACAGCGTTATAAAAAAGCAGGTGGTGGATACACTGGAGGTAAGACTAAAGCCCAGAAATCTTTGTCTAAGTGGACTAAAGAGGATTGGGGAACTAAGTCTGGTAAGCCTAGTACGCAGGGTAAGAAGGCTACAGGTGAGCGTTACTTACCTAAGAAGGCGCGTGAGGCTTTAACTAAAAAGGAATATGCCGCTACGTCACGTAAGAAAAAAGCTGACACTAAGAAAGGCAAACAGTTTAGTAAACAACCTAAAGCTATTGCTAAGAAAACAGCAAGACACCGCAAATAATACTTGACATTTTCTCTAAAGTATGGTATAATGTTACGTATATTATACATTGTATAGTATAAGAAACAATATTAACTAAACACTGTCCTATAGGGAGAAACAGTACATGAGTATGACTGACAAGCAACTTGAGCAATACTATAGAAGTCTTGAGGATATGTTTCGTACAGAAGGTTGGAAAAACCTTTTAGAAGATTTACGTAGTAGTGCTATGCAACTAAACTCAGTAGAAGCCTGTAAAGATGACAAAGACCTTTACTTCCGTAAGGGACAACTAGCAGTCATGGCTAACCTACTACATTTAGAGGAGCAGATACAAACAGCCAAGGAAGATTATGAGGAAGCTAATAAGGAATGAGAGTCCTCCTTGACTTCCAATGCGACAACGGACATACAACGGAAAGGTTCATAGATTCAGAAACAAAAGAGATACCTTGCCCTGAATGTTCATTAATGGCTAGAAAGATTATATCTCCTGTTCGCAGTAAATTAGACCCCCATTGTGGTGATTTTATAGGTGCTACAACCAAATGGGCGAGAAACCGCGAAAAGCAGATACAAAAAGAGCGTAGAGACAACTCCTAACCGAATCTCTACACAATCCACCTCCACAATCATTTATGACGGAGTTTAATAATGGCAAGAATATTAGAAGAGCGTGAAGAAGTAATTGAAGATAGCGAAGTAGAAGTAACTACTGACGAACAGGAAACTCAAGCAGAGGCTTTATCAACCGAAGCGGAAGAGACAACTCCTGAACCAGAACAAGAAATACCACAGAAGTATCAGGGAAAGAGTACAGCCGAGATTATACGGATGCACCAAGAGGCTGAGAAACTTCTAGGTAAACAAAGTTCAGAAGTTGGTGAGTTACGAAAAGTTGTTGACGATTACATCCAAACACAACTCTCCGAACAAGCACCCCAAGAAGTAAAAGCAGAAGAAGAAGTAGACTTTTTCTCAGACCCCGACAAGGCAGTCGATAGAGCGATTAATAATCACCCTAAGATAAAGGAAGCTGAAAAAATCAGCAACCAATATCGACACACAACAGCTATGGCTGAATTGCAAAGACGACACCCTGATATGCAGGACATTTTGCAAGACCCCAAGTTTGCTGATTGGATTAAGGGTTCTAAGATTAGGACAAAGCTCTTTGCAGAAGCAGACAGACAGTATGACTTTGAAGCCGCTGATGAACTTTTTACTAACTGGAAAGAACGTCAACAGGTTGTTAGTCAAACTGCCGCTACTGAGAAGACTGAGCGTAAGAAGGCTGTCAAAGCCGCCAGTACAGGTAATGTACGTGGTAGTGGAGAGCAGTCAGCTAAGAAAGTCTATAGACGTTCTGACATTATTAAACTAATGAAAGAAGACCCTGAACGCTACATGAGTTTGTCGAATGAAATTATGGCGGCTTATGCTGATGGGAGGGTCAGACAATAATAAATAATTTTGGAGAATAAAAATGACTGATTCAACTTATCCTGCTACAGGTGGTTTTGTAGACAACACTAGCGCGGCTACTTTTATCCCAGAAATCTGGAGTGACGAAGTTGTTGCCGCATATCAAAAGAACCTTGTACTAGCTAACCTAGTCAAGAAAATCTCTATGACTGGCAAGAAAGGTGATACCCTTCACATTCCTAAGCCTGTTCGTGGTGATGCACACGCTAAGGCAGAGAACACTGCTGTTACTGTTCAGAATGCTACTGAGAGTGAAGTACAGGTCACTATCAACAAGCACTTTGAATACTCTCGCCTGATTGAAGACATCACTGAGACTCAAGCACTTGCTTCTCTACGTCAGTTCTACACTGGTGATGCAGGTTACGCTCTAGCCAAGCAAGTAGATTCTAGCTTGTTTGAACTAGGTAAGTCTTTCGGTGACAATGGCGGTGACTATGTAGGTACTGGTTCTTACTACATTGATGCTTCTAGCGGTCTAACTGCTTATGCCGCTGACACTGTTGCTTCTGCTGACGTATTCACTGATGCAGGTTTCCGCGACTTGATTCAGAAGATGGATGATGCTGACGTTCCTATGGATAACCGATGCCTTGTAGTACCACCTTCTGTTCGTAACGAAATCATGGGCTTAACTCGCTACTCTTCTAGCGACTTTGTTGATGGGCGCGTTGTAAACAACGGACAAATTGGTAACATCTATGGCATTGACATCTTTGTTTCCTCTAACTGTCCTGTAGTTGAAGCCGCCGCTGACAACAGCGCAGGTGGTGACGTTAAACAAGCTATGTTGTTCCATAAAGATGCTATGGTTCTTGCAGAGCAAATGGGTGTACGTTCTCAGACTCAGTACAAGCAAGACTTCCTTGCTACTCTATACACTGCTGACACTTTGTATGGAACTGCTGTACTCCGTTCTGATGCGGCATTCAACCTAATGGTTAATGGTTAATTACCTCTAACCAAATCGGGGGCTTCTTAGGGAGTCCCCTTCTTTTTTATCTTTTTCGGGAATCTTCATGGGTATATTTAGAGGTGTAGGTGGTACAGGTAACTCTACCGATGATGGTATCTTAGATGCTGTATCAGCACAAGCTGTTATAGCAACAGATAAAGCTACCGAAGCGGCTACCAGTGCCGCTAATGCGGCTTCTTCCGCTACCAACGCTACCACAAAAGCAACACAGGCATCAACTAGCGCGACTAGTGCGGCTAGTAGTGCTTCCTCTGCGGCTACCTCCGCTACAAATGCTTCATCCTCTGCTTCCTCCGCTTCTACTTCTGCTAGTAACGCTTCTAGTTCTGCTACAACAGCATCTACTAAAGCATCAGAAGCCTCTACATCAGCTTCTACAGCAACTACTAAAGCATCGGAAGCATCAACAAGCGCGACCAATGCCGCCTCCAGTGCGACATCGGCTACTTCTTCCGCTTCTACTGCTACTACTAAAGCAGGTGAAGCCGCTACTAGTGCGACTAATGCCGCTTCTAGTGCAACGTCAGCTTCTACTTCTGCAAGCACAGCGACTACCAAGGCATCAGAAGCCTCTACGTCAGCCGCTAGTGCCGCATCATCTTATGATAGCTTTGACGATAGATACTTAGGGGCTAAGTCCTCTGCACCTTCCGTAGACAATGATGGTGATGCACTTCTTACTGGTGCATTATACTTTAACACATCTGATGATTTAATGAAAGTATGGTCTGGCTCTGCGTGGCTAGATGCTTATGCTTCTACGTCTGGTGCATTACAGATAGCTAACAACTTGTCTGACCTCAACAACGCAGGTACAGCAAGAAATAATTTAGGTTTAGGCACAGCGGCTACTACAGCCTCTTCTGCTTACGCCACAGCCGCCCAAGGCACTAAAGCCGACAATGCACTACCTAAGTCTGGTGGTGCTATGACAGGGGCTATAACAACTAACAGCACGTTTGATGGTCGTGATGTAGCCGCTGATGGTACAAAGCTAGATGGTATTGAATCAGGTGCTACCGCAGACCAAACAGCAGGGGAAATAAAGACTGCTTATGAAAGTAATTCAGACACTAACGCATTTACCGATGCTGACCATAGTAAACTAGATGGCATTGAGTCAGGTGCTACGGCTGACCAAACAGCCTCAGAGATTAGAACACTTGTAGGCAGTGCCTCAGATTCCAACGTGTTCACTGATGCAGACCACAGCAAACTGGATGGCATTGAGGCAAATGCTACAGCAGACCAGACTGCATCAGAGATTAGAACATTAGTGGGTAGTGCTTCTGATTCCAATGTGTTTACGGATGCTGACCACAGTAAGTTAGACGGAATAGAGGCAGGTGCTACAGCCAACCAGACTGACGAAGAAATACAAGATATTGTTGGAGCAATGGTTTCTAGTAACACCGAATCTGGCATAACTGTAACGTATGACGATACAGGCGGTAAACTAAACTTTAGCGTAGCTACTCAGTCTGATGTGAACTTCACTAGTGCAGACCACAGCAAACTGGATGGTATAGAAGCAGGGGCAACTGCTGACCAGAGTGCCTCAGAAATTAGAACGCTAGTAGATAGTGCTTCTGATTCAAACGTATTTACAGATGCCGACCATAGTAAATTAGATGGTATAGAATCTGGTGCTACAGCAGACCAAACTGCGGCAGAAATCAGAACGCTAGTT